TATCCAACTAGCAATGGTAATAGTGGCGATGTTCTTACTAGTAATGGTTCGGGGAGTGTCACTTGGGCTGCTCCTACAGGACTACAAACTAGAGGAACAGCATTAGTAACACAGTCTATTGCTAATGGTGCCATAGCAAATCTCAATATTACTACTCCTAAAACATATGCATTGATGAAAATTGAGACATCACATGCTGCTTGGGTAACACTTTACACTAGCACTAATGCTAGAACTGCTGATGCTAGTAGATCTGAAACTACTGATCCTACTCCTGGTTCTGGTGTTCTTGCTGAAGTAATTACTACTGGTAACACAACACAATTGATTACACCTGCAACAGTTTGTTTTAATGACAGTGGAGTTGGTACAACTTATGCTAAGATTGTAAACAAAAGTGGATCTACAGCGAACGTTAGTGTAACTCTTACTTACTTACAACTAGAGGCTTGATATGGAAGATAAAGTCTACATCGTAACGCTCTATAAACATGAGGATTTAGAGCAGTTTTACAGTGAGATGGAATTGAGTAATTTTCCTTTAGTGATGAAGCGTCCTATGAGTAGGAACACACATTATAGAATGACAAAGGAGCAAGCAGAAAAATTACGTCAAGACCCTAGAGTATGGGGAGTTGAAGCAGAGGATAGTTTTCATGTCAAGAGACAAGTAATAAACAATGAACCTTATACTATCTCTGGTGATTTCTGGAAAGATGCTCCTGTAGCATCTACAGTCAATCCAGATTTGAGACAGTGGGGTCATCTTCATTGTGCTGGTGATCAGGTACAAAGAAGAAAAGGAAATTGGGGTGATGGATCAAACCCAACAACAGAATTTGTAAACGATACTATAGAAGTATATAAAAATGGTAGACATGTAGATGTTGTCATTGTAGACGATCCTGTATCCTGGGATAGTCAAGAGTGGTATAGTCAATCTTCACCAGGAAATTCTAGATTCGTTCAGTATCAATGGTTTAATGAGTTAAACACCGCTGTTGGATCTATTGATGATGATGGTCAGACACTTCCAACAGGAACAATTACTTATCTTGATAACCTTAATACACCACAGTATCATGGTATCCATGTAACTGGAACTGCAGCAGGTAGGCATTATGGTTGGGCGAATGAAGCAAATATCTACAATATTGCTACAACAGATCCATGGGTTAGTGGTCAATCTCTTGGTGGTCTTTTAACCTTTGATTACTTGAGAGCATTTCATAGAAATAAATCAGTTAATCCAGAAACTGGATTTAAAAATCCTACAATTACTAATCATAGTTATGGTGGTATTCATTACATGCCAATTAAAGGAACTGATGGTGAGGGAAATAATATTTACAGATTAGATTTCCCTGATTTAGTTGCTGTACATTATCAAAATGTATTTTATGATGCAAATAATCCTGGACCTTCTGGTTGGACTGAAGCTGGAGTAGAGTTTGATTTTGGTGTAAGATTTGGTCTTGATACTTATCCAGCATATAGTTCATCTATTGCTGCTGATGTTCAAGATGCTGTTGATGAGGGTATTGTAGTTATTGGTTCTGCTGGCAATGATAATCTTTTAGTAGCAGAAGTTGGTGATATTAATTACAATAATTACCTTGTAATTTTAAAGAATGGTGAAAACTTTTCTTTCTATTATAATAGGGGGTCTTGGCCTAATACTCCTGATAGTGGTTCTATTATTGTAGGTGCTCTATCAGATCATTCTGATTTTAGAAGATCTACATACACCATGTTTGGACCTGGTGTTGATGTTTTCGCTCCTGGTGATCAAATCCTTTCCTCTTATGGCAACACTGGATTTGTTGATGCTAAGTATGGTGGAGGTGGTAACTATTACTATGCTATTCAAGGAACTAGTATGGCATCACCTCAAGTTTGTGGTGTTATTGCTTGTGTTGCTAGTGGAAAAGAAAGATTTGTACAAGCAGATGCTCTGGGTTATTTGTCACAACAAAGTGTCTATGGTGATATGACTTTTGATGCTTTTGGAGGAACATTTGACGATGCTACTTGTAGTAAAGGAAGTCCAAATAAATATCTTGTCATAGAAAATCCAAGACCTGTTGTTGGAAATCTCCAAGAACAGACTGGAAGTAGAACTACTGGACTTACATTCCCTAGAGTTTCAACATTCAATAGACCAGCTCCAGCACCTGTCCCTCCAACATCACAGACATATACATTCAGTGTAGGAAACAGTGGAGCTTCTCATTATACATTTACTGGAACCGATTCCACCACATCGCATAGTAATGCAAATGATCCAACAATTAATTGTAATGCTGGTGATACATTAGTATTCAATGTCAACGCATCTGGACATCCATTTTTTGTAAAGACATCTGCTACTACGGGAACTGGTAATCAAGTTTCTACAGGAACAATTACTGGTCAAGGATCTGTCAACGCAGCTGTTACCTGGGACACAACGGGTGTAACACCAGGAACATACTATTACATTTGCCAGTTCCATAGTGGAATGGTAGGACAGATCATTATTTCATAAGGCATAAATAAACCTGAGCACTAGTATCAACTGGCAAGTTAAATGGCTGATCGTTTTCCGTTAATTGTTAACTCTGTATCCAAGAAGATTGAAGAACTTGTATCGGGTGACAATTTAGACCTCACTGGCAATGGCATTATTGTTAGTGGAGACACTGGCGCTGGAAAATATTTGACGAGTAATGGAACGACAGTTTTTTGGGATACTCCTGGTGATGTTTATCTAACACAGAACCAAACACTTACTAATAAAACTTTTGAAAGTTGTACACTTTCTGGTTCTCTAAACACAATTACAAATATTCCAAACGCTTCATTATCAAACAGTAGTATTACTATTAATGGTTCTGCAATCAGTCTTGGAGGAACCGTAACCACACCCGATAACAATACAACGTATTCTGTTTCCGCCGTAGATGGTGCTAGTGCTACTCAAAAAATTATTAGATTAACATCTGGTGGCAACGCAGGTGCAGGTGTTGATGATGATATTACCTTAGCAGTAGGATCTCCTACATCTGTCCCAGCTGGGTCCAATGCACTGACATTATTCTTAGATAGATCTGGAGATCTTATTACAGTTAGTGGTCATGTAACAGACAGTGATACCATTACCACATTGAATGCTCCTGGTGGATCTGCAACTTCTGGAGCAATTAACTTCACATCTACTGGTGCTGCTACAGTTACAATGACTGGCAGCACTATTAATATTGATGCTCTTGATACTGATACTAGAACTAAAATTCGTGCAGGATCTGGTGGTACTTATGGTCCTGCTGATACGACGACTGGAAAATTTACGTTCTTAGATGGCACAGGAACAACGGTTGCTGCTGGTGTTGATGGTAGTGGTGATGCTACTATTACTTACACATCAACTGATACTGTTACTAGAATTAGAGGTGGATCTACAGGATCTTTCGTTCCTTCTTCTGGAGGAACATCACAATCTGATGTTACTATTACAGGTGGATCTAGTGGAAATGTAACAGTAAGTCAGTCTGGAAATACAATCAATATTGATAGTACCGATACTAATACAGTTACACAGATTGGTAGTGATAATAATGGTAGTCCTATTTCACCTCAAGCAGGAGACTTTATCTTCAAGCAAGCTGGTGCTACAACTGTTAGACAGACTACAAATAGTAATGGTCAGATTGAAATTGAAATTGATTCTTTAAACAGTGACACTGGTGCCAGTCTTGATGCGGGAACTGTTGGCGGTCTAATTTTACAAGGAACAAACTTTAATTTAAAAAATTACAATAACTTAACTGGAACCACATTAATGAAGTGGGACTCTGGTAATAATCAGTTAGCAAATAGTATTATTACTGACGATGGAACTACAGTAACTATTGGTGGTGATTTAGTTGTTAGTGGTAACCAGACTATTCTCAACACTAGTATCTTACAAGTAGAAGATAATATTATTGAACTTAGAAAAGGATCTAGTATTGTTGGAGCTGACGGTGGTATTCAAGTAAACAGAACTACTGATGGTAATGGAGTTGTTACTGGATATCAACAACTTCAGTGGCATGAAAGTGGTGGATACTGGAGGTCTTATGATGGATCTGTTGATAATAGATTTGTAACGGAGAATGAGACACAAGTTCTTACAAACAAAACTCTAACTAATCCAACATTTACAACACCAACACTAGGTGCTGCTGTAGCAACTTCTATTAATGGATTAGAAATTACTTCTACTGCTTCGGCAACTCTTGATATTCAATCTGGTAAGACATTTGATATTAACAATGATCTAACATTAACGTCTGACAATGCTACAGGAAATGTCAATGTAAACTTTAGAGTTGGTGGTGATGTAGCATATAAGTCCGATACACTTGCAGCATTCTCTTCTACTACAGCAACACAGTTAAGAACACTTATCAGTGGAACTACGGGAACAGATGAACTTGTATTCCAAACTAACCCAGTTATCTTAACTGGTCTTACTACAACATCTACTGGATTTGCACTTATTAATTCTGGCGCTCAGTCAATTCAATTTGGTGGAGCAGCAACTCAAATTGATATTGGTAATAGTTCTGGTACTACAACTGTTAGTGGTGATTTGGTTGTAGAAAAAGATCTTACAGTTGGTGGTGCTAACACTGATTTGTTTACATGTAATGCTAGAATTGATATTGCTAACTCTGATATTTTAATTAGAGGTGGATCTTCTGATCCAATGACAGTTGGTAGAGGAACAGGTGCAGTCGCTACAAATACTGCAGTAGGTAAACAAGCATTGTTCTCTGTCAGTTCTGGATCTCAAAATACAGCTACTGGATATGAGTCTCTTCTAACTGCAAATAGCGGTTCTGGAAATACTGGATATGGATATCACACTTTAAGATCTACTGGTGTTGGTGTAAACAACACTGCGGTTGGTCGCTCCACAATGCTCAGTAATCTTTCTGGAGATAACAATACAGCTATTGGTGCTAACGCATTAGAAACAAACACTGTGGGAGACGCTAATGTTTGCCTTGGATATTATGCTGGATATAATTGTAGTGGTACTGGTAATGTTATCATTGGTCCTGCTGACAGCACCAATCCAGTCAATGATGCTACTTATTCTCCGCTAAACTCTAGTGGTGATAGACAACTTGTTATTGGATCAGGAACTGAGTTCTGGATTAGAGGAGACTCTAACTTTGATGTTACTCTTAACAATGATGTCACTGTCAATAATAGTCTTACGGTCAAGGGAGACTTTGTTGTCAATGGTACTCAGACTGTAGTTCAATCAAACATTCTTGAAGTAGCAGATAAAAATATTGAACTTGCTAAGGTTGTAAGTACACAGTTTACTTGTACAACTACTGATGGATCTGCAAATATCTCTGCTATCTCACCAACTCTAGGATTGATTCCTGGAATGGCAGTTACTTCTAACACCGCTGGTGTCACGGTTCCTGGCAACACAACAATTGTAAGTATTACTGGTAATACTGCTGTTCTTTCTAATAATGTAACTGGATCTGGTACACCAACGTTCAGTGCTATTGGTCCTTCCGATACAGCAGCTGACGGTGGTGGTATTATTTTGAAGGGTGCTCCTGCAGATCATACATTCACATGGTCTAATGCTAATGATGCTTGGCAGTCTTCTGAGGACATGGAACTTGTTAATGGTAAGACATTTAACATCATTAATGGATCTGGAAACGCTGTTGAGATGTTATCTTTAACACAGATTGGTCCTGATTCTGCATCGGGTGTTGCAACTCTTGGCACTGGTGTTACTGGTTCTTCTTTGACTTCTGTTGGCACATTAACTGCTTTGGAAGTGTCTGGTGTTGTTAATTTTACTGGCACTTCGCACATACTAATACCTGCTGGTACTGACGCACAGCAACCTGGACAGACAGGACAAGCTGCAGCAGTTGAAGGTATGCTGCGTTATAACACAGATAATGATACATTTGAAGGATATGACGGAAATACTTGGGGTAAGATCGGTGGCGGAGCTGCTGTTCAATCCGCTGCTCCTTCTTCTGCTAACCCTGGAGACCTCTGGTATGACACAGACGACGGACGCATGTTCGTGTACTATACTGATGCCAACAGTTCTCAGTGGGTTGATGCCTCACCAAACGGAATTCCAACTGATCTAACTGTTGAAGGATTTACTAATTTAAAAGGAAATCTAGTTGTTGGAGATGTCCCACCATGGACTGTAACTGGTGGAAATTATACAAACGTTTCTATTTCTGGTGCCGATGCTTCTTCGGCTGGTTTCCTTTGGTTAGGAAATGGTTCTGCTGCCACTAATAGTGATTTTGACTTAGGTAGAATTAATTATTTGAATGGTTCAACTATAGTAGCTCAAATTAAAGGCACTACACAAACAAGTGCTAATGATGATGGTAGAATTTCTTTCTTCACAAAAGAAACAGGACAAAATATCACAGAAAGATTGCGTATAAGTTCTGTTGGAAACATTACTCCTGGTGCTGATGCTACACAAGATCTTGGTTCAGCATCACTACGCTTTGCCAACATCTACTCTGCTGACCTTCAATTATCTAACGAAGGATCTGCTAACGAAGTAGATGGAACCTGGGGTCAGTACACGATTCAAGAGGGTGAAGACGACCTCTTCCTAATAAATAGAAGGAACGGTAAGAAGTATAAGTTTAATCTTACAGAGGTAGCATAAGAGATGCCAATTTATTCATCCGATATTATCCTGGACGGTACAAATATTCCTGGATATAGACCAGCTTTAAATCTAGATTTTGCTAACAGCAAAAGACTTGGTATAGGATTTAAGTTTCAAAGAGATCATACCAATCAAAACAAATCTGCTCTAGTCAATGCCTCTGGACATGTAGAGTTAGTCCATCAACATACACCTAGGTTCACTCACGATCCTATGACTGGTGAGAGTTTAGGTTTGTTGACTGAACCTCCTTTGGAAAATTATGTTAGAGATTCCAGCAACATCAATAATGATCTTGATTCTTCTACCAACGTAGCATTCAACAGCAGCACACCAGATGTAAAAGATCCTGGTGCTGGAAATAGAGCTAATAAAGTTACAGAAACTGGTGTTAATGGTATTCATCACTTTGCTTTTGATGATGGTCTGACTTATAATGGAAGAATCTGTGCTTCTATTTGGGCGAGGCGTGGAACAAGAACAACAATAAGACTTCACCTTTCTGGATCTGATAATTATCCTGGTTCAGTTAATCCACACATCAATGTTGATCTTACTAATGGAACATTGTTAGAACAATCTTCTAGCGTTGAGACTTATCATATTGAGGAATACCCCGATGATTGGTATAGAATTACCATGATAGCTAATTCTTCTGGTACTACAGTTAGTTTGTTCTATATCATGTTTGAGAACTTTACTTCTTATACTGGATCTACCAGTAACTACTTCTACTTATGGGGACCTCAGTTAACTCGTGGTTGGCGTACTTCTTATATTGAAACTACTGGTGCTAATGAAACGGGAAGCAGTGGTGATCAATTAGTTTGTCACGATGCTTCCCAATTCTATTGTCCTACTGGTGGGACATGGGTTATTGAAGCATATGGTCCACGAAATCATTACGAAACAGGAACTAACCATCACCTCATGATGATGGTTCCTTCTGATGATAACCAGAATAAAGCATATCAAATTAGATTTGATGGAGGACCTGCTGATATTGCTACTTGGGGTTCTTTAACAAGTGTCACTGACCAGTGGAATTTTAGTAGTCCTATAACTTATGTCCCAGATCAGTTGTATAGAATTGCTTTGAGAGTCAAAGCAAATGATGTTCGTTTCTTTGTTGATGGCGTTTCTCAGGGAGGACCAGATACAAGTGTTTCTTTGAGAACAGATTTAACTAGATGTTTTATTGGAGCATCTGCTTCTTTTGGTCAACCTCATGCTGGTATCATTAGATCTGTTAAATATTACAAGGAGCACTTTACCGATGCTCAACTAGCTGCAGTTACTACCTCTTAAAACAAATGACAATCAATATTGGATCGGGACCTAATGATATCCCACTAAACAGTATGCTAGGAGAGATGGCATACGGTGAAAATTTACTTGAGCATGGTTATTGGGAACCACAAATTACAAACCTAGGAGATCACACCAGATCTAGTAACAGTGGTGGATTTTGGCAAAGATGTGGAAGAATGGTGATGGTAACATACAGTTATCAATGGAGTAGTAGAACCAATAACGGTAGTTATGGCGTGAAAATTAATAACTTGCCATGGAAAATAGATATGACTTATCCAGTTAGAGTGAATGGTTCAGTTTGGGTCAGTGGATGTGAAGGTGTGCTTCCAAGCTTGTCTAATCATCCTAATAGAACTAGTATTGGTGGTTATCTTGATGATACTGATGTTCATTTTAGAGTTTCCTGTGCAGACAGTAATTCTGGTGGTGAAGTATCGCTAGATGGGTCGCAATCTACACAACAAAGTAGTGGATACATTTATGGCGGTGCTCTGTATGTCACTGATGGAAGAAGGAATATCTGATAGATAAATAGATCTGGAGACACTAGATCTATTCAGATAAATGGCAATCAATTTTCCCTCAAGTCCCAGCACAAATGATACATTCACTGCTGGATCTATCACATACAAATGGGATGGAGCAAAGTGGATTGGTCTAGGTGTTACTCCCGCAGATAGATTGATTGAGGGTAGCAATAGTCTTGAGATTAATGCTAGTAATGAGTTGATTTGGACTGGTGGCACTTCAAAATTTGGTGGAGTTCTTCAAGGAGATCAAAGAGTAGTTATAAATGGTGCTGGCGGAAAAACAGGATCAGCAAATACACTTTTAAATTATGCTGGTGATGGAGTTACAGTCACAGCAGCTTTCACAGCTGATGGTGCAGCTAGTTTTGCTGATCAATTAACTATTGGTAGTGGATCCTCCGCTAACTCTGAGTATGGTTTGATTGCTTATTCAGACTCAGGTTCTCTTTCAAATAGATCTGCTGTATATGCCAGAAACCTAAACGCTGGTGGTCGTACTTTTACTGGTGATAACGACACTGGTGCTACCACGTTTGAGGTTTTTGGTAATGGTAATGTTAATTGTGCTGGTACTTTATCAGCAGGCACTGGTGGTTCATTTGATAACGAGGTTTATATCAATGGATCTGATGCATCAACACAGAGATACTTAAACTTCAATCGTCCAACCTCTGGTGAATACAGGGCAACATTGAGACGAGATGCTTGGTACTTGGGTGAAACTGTTCAGAACATTGGAGATGTTAATCCTACTGGTGCCAACATCACGCTGAAAATGAATGGTGATGCTATATTTGCTGGAAATTGTTTATTTGGCACAACATCCAATGGCACTACAGTTAAAGGGATTGTGGCGCGTTCAACAGGCGAATTTCTCTGCAGCAGAACTAATGGACCAGCATTGCTTGTTAACAGATTAGGCAATGATGGTACTTTAGTTGATTTCAGGGGGCAAAACTCTTCAGAAGGAAGCATTTCAGTTTCTGGTGGCACTATTTCATATAATGGCGCTCACCTAAGTCGTTGGTCGCAACTTCCTGGTAATGCTGAACGTACAGAAATCTTGCGTGGATCTGTACTGAGCAACCTTGATGAGATGTGTGAATGGGGAGAAGAGGACAATGAACAGTTAAACCGCATGAAAGTTAGTGATGTTGAAGGTGATCGTAATGTTGCTGGTGTGTTCCAAGGTTGGGATGATGACGATGAAACTTACATCAACGATTTCTATTGTGCAATGACGGGTGACTTTGTTATCCGTATTGCTCAGGGAACAACAGTTGCACGAGGTGATTTACTGATGTCTGCTGGCGATGGCACTGCTAAACCACAAGATGATGATATTGTAAGATCTAAAACTGTTGCCAAGGTGACTAGCACTACAGTCTCTGCCACATATGCAGATGGAAGTTATTGTGTTCCTTGTGTATTGATGGCTTGCTGATAAATAGAGATGCCTAACCTTAACAACATGACTGATACAAAACCAGTCGTAGTTGAAGAGAAGGATAACGATGAAGATAAAAGTGAAGTTCTTGGTAATCTAGTGAAAGTTGTAGTCCTTATTTGGTCTGCATCCCTTCTTACATTCAGCTACGTTCGCTTGCCCAATGGTCAAAAGATTCTAGATTTTGATCCAACCTTTATCGCATCCGTGTTTTCTGGATCCTTAGCTGCGTTCGGATTGTCTCCTGCCAAGAACGGATCCGCTCCAAAGAAAGCACCGTCTATTGGTAAAAAAGAGGAAACAAAAAATGCAGAAAGTAATTAATGTACTCGCAGTCCTGTCGTTCATTGGAACAGCAGGCATCGTCGGTGGTGGCACTTATGTTTACCTAAACAGAGAAGCAATCGCTGAGAACGCAAGAGAAAAGGTAGCTAAGGCAGCAGCAGAAGCAATTGCTGGTGCTCT